TGTTCCAGTGTACATTCTTCACACCACTCTTGTTAGATTGTGGAGTCTTTACATTGTAGTTGTTTTGGTGTAGAGAAGCTGCTCTCAAGTTCTCAATCCGATTGTTACTTTTATTCCCGTCGATATGATCCACTGATTCAGGAAGAAACCCATGATGATACAAGAAAACAAGACGATGTGCGTAATAAGTTTTATTTTTGATACGAACTTGAATATAGCCTAGACTATTCACGCAGCCTACAGCTTTTCCAACAATGACTTTATCAGCGTATTTAGTTTTTGCAATCAGTACGCCTTGTTTGTATTCTAATAGTTCTTTAAGTTCATCTTGAGTCATCATGTTCCCTCACTTTAAATTTAACCATAAACCGACCTGCGAAAATGAATAACCGATCCAGATCATCCCGTTAGAGATTTCTCCCTTGCTCCATTGTAGCACACCTACGATAAGGTATCCTACTCCTGTAGCTCCCACGATCAACTGCTCTGCATTAATCATTCTCATCTTCCTTCAAAGGTTCTTCTTTCAAAGGTTTACCAATAGGTTCTTCCTTCTTAGCCTTATCCCTTCCAAAGATAGCATCCCATCGGTTTGCATAATCCTCATCGCTCACTTGTTTAGGGCGGCTAGATGAGCCTTTACCGCCATGCCATGCTGTCATAGTACCTCTTCCTCAACTTCAGTCATACGTCCAGTATAACCGTTATATTGTAACTTACAAGCAGGGCCAGTCTCCCCGTTGTACCGATTTTTTGCCACTGCAATCTTGGTCAGGTGACGTTCATCTTCGTTCTCAGCCATGCTGTTACGCTCCAACGTGATCACTGCATCGCTCAACTGTGCAATAGCACCAGAGCCTCGCAACTGAGACAGAGACACACTACCACCATCTTCGTGACCTTGGTTGCCCTGAGGCCTACGAAGGTGACTAACACAGATCAATGTGATATTCAACTCCTGAACCAGTGTCCGCAGTTTCGTCATCATGTTATCAATAGCTTTGCGTTCATCGCCTAAGTCTTGACCACTAACAACGATGCTAATGTGATCGAGAAACACCACGCGACAATCACAGGCTTTTGCCATGTAACGGATTCTGTTGGAGATGTTATCCACATCAGAGCTGCCAAAGTGATCAAATAGATAGATGCGATTAGATCCAAGAGTAGCATCAAAAGCCTCCTTCAATTCCTGTTCAGTCGTTGGAGTATCAGGCAAATGCAACAACTTGTTAGCGTGCAATGACATAATACTTCGTGCTGTCTTACGAGTAGATTCCTCAAGGAACAATCCACCAATGTTCCAGCTTGTGGTCTTCAGCAGATTATACAGGATCTCACGCAAGAATTGACTCTTACCTAAGCCACTGCCTGCGGTAACTGTAATCAACTCAGCAGGTCGAATACCATACAACAGCTTATTCAGCCCTGCCCAAGGGTATTGTGCCTCTGCAATCGGCTCTGGTTTGGAGATTTCCTCCCAGAGATCAGCAGCGTTAACAATACCATCAGGCACATAAGGACTAGCTCTCCACCATTCGTTAACAAAGTCCTTAGTAGCCCCTGCAATCAGGTAATCACAGGCATCCTTGAATCCTGACTTATGCTGAACAATCTTGGCCTTGTTGCCAAACAACTCAGCAACTTCCTTAGCAGCCTTCTTACCCGGCTCATCGGCATCAAAGCAGATAACCACTGACTCGAAGCTGTTCAACCACTCGTACTGGGCTTTACAGTCCTTTAGAGCAGCCTGAGCACCGTTACGGATACTTACTGTAGGATAGAGAGACCCTTGCATTTGGAAAGCAGCGAGAGCATCAAGCTCTCCCTCTGTGATCGTGACAGCTTTTCCTCCGGAGTGAAAGAGAGACTGACCGAATAGTGTTGCTCCCTTGAAATCTCCGGTGATGGAGAATGCCTTTGTAGGAACATTGCGTTGTTTAACAGCCGTTCTAACTCCGTCTCCGTCAGTGTAAGGATAATATTGGTTGTCTCCATCGGTAGTTACTCCGTACTTTTCACAGGTGGCCTGACTGATTCCTCGGTCAGGGATTGATTTAAATGTACCCCGCAGAGCTATACTCGAGGATTCTCTCGCTTTAATGGTCATTTGAGTTACTTTCTTCGATGCAATAGCATCTCTAATTACCGTTCGTTCATCGTAAGCGCCTTCGTGCTCTGTCGTACCGCAATTAAAGCAGTGTGTGTGCCCATCGTCATAGAGACTGTTCGCGTCAGAGCTACCGCAGTGATCACAGGCGATATGTCTCAGGAACTTGCTAGTCATCTTACGTTCCTTTCAGTCACAGTTCTTCTCCTTGAGTTTGGCAATCAACTTGTCGCCTTCCCATTTAATTTGTTCAACCTCAACCCATTGCCGCTGTGCTGCCAGTGGTGTAGCCACGTAGGGTGGGGTGGTGTAGAGGGGCGTAACAGGTCTTGCAACAATTGGTTTTTCCTTTTGCACACGAACACCAACAAGACCCATCATGTCTTCATACATCCACGCCACAGGCTCTACGTCACTGCGTGACTGCTGCACAGGTGCTGCAAGGGCTTGCTTTATGGCGGCGATGGCCTTCTCTGTTTGCGCCACTTTATGTGATCTAAACCAGCCGCGCACATACTTGCAAACTGCTTGTCGCTCGAACATTGATGGCTCGTACATTAAGCTATTGCCCATCATTGTTGTTACAACTCGGGTAGAGTCTTCCAACGCCTCTAGCGCCAAGGCAAGTGCTTCTTCTTTGGTCATTTCAAAAACTCCTGTACAAACTCTTCAATAGCCAACGTGCGCTCAGCACTATTGGCCCAACGATCAAAGCTGTCAAAGGACTCACCAATATCGACAACCCCATCTCCCCAACGCACACGGTATCGGCGGCCATGTGCGCGGCAATACATCCAGTGTTTACGCCATGCTAGGTTGCGAACTTCACAACGAAAGCCAGCTTGTCGCATTTTGGATTTCAGCGTAGATTTGCTGATGTAGTTCATTTCGTTTCTCCTTTTGCTCGGATTCGCGTTGCAGTGGCGCTGAGTGCTTGAAATGTCATATGTAAACCGGCCTTGCCATAGTCTGCCGCAAGAACGTCAGCCACTTTTGCACACGCCTCACGCTCATCAGCGATAGCGTCAGCACGAACAAGGGCTTCAAAGGCTTTCATGCCTTCAGTTGTGATGTACCAAATCTGCCCTTGATCCTCGTCAATTAGGTCAAGTTCAATGCCAGCTTCACGGGCCATGTCTATGGTGTCTCTCATGCTGTTTCCCCTCAATAGTCATCATGATAAATCTGATCCTCAATCAAGTCCCACGACTCCATGATCTGAGTATCCAAGTAGGCTAGGTCGTTCTGGTCAAGGGTGTCAATGATGTCAACACCTTTATACCATACTTCAAGGCCTTCAAAGTCCACGTAAGGATCACCATCGTCACTCAGTAGGTCAAAGCCTACAGTGACTTCAGCGTTCTCCCCTAAGTTCAAGACAAGACTAAATCTATTGCTCATTTCAGTACAACTTTTAACAGTGTTAAGACACCCACAAACAGTGAGACAATCATTCTGTATCCTCTTGCATTCGTTTTACAGCACACATGACATCATACATGACCTTATCATAGCCATTGGCACGGATAAGCCCTGCCATGTCATCAATCACAGAGTGATACCAACACTCAAAGCGCATAAGTTCTTGCTCTTGTGAGTCAAATTCTTCGTACATATCAATAGACAAATCATTCATATTGATTCCAGTTAATGAAAGTTAACGCCAATTACGTACATATAGTACTTTAAAGACCTTATACGTTACATCTATGCTTATACGTTAATGTTATAAGTACTTAGTTAAGTAGATACTTATAGTATTTAACTTCTAAGCATAGAAGCAACATCCTAGTCCCTATATAGTATATTATACACGAGCATCAATCCTTGTCAAGATCTAAATTGTAACAATCTGTAACAGACTCTACATCTGTGTCGTCCCCTTCGGTGTCCTCAAACGGATCAGCTTCGACAATGACACCGTTAGGCAACTTTGTCGGGATGTTAGGAATCTCACTCAGACACCCATCACAGATGTCAAGGAATTCGTTAGTAATGGCATGGCGGCGCACTGCCTCATGGTCTTTTAGTTTCTTGTCACAACATACACAGCGTGTCATTATAGCTCCTTTTAGTGTCTAGGTAGGCAATGCCCTTAGACGGTTAAATTAATGGCCTTGTAGGGCCGTTAAAGCCCTTTAATAGGCCTTTCGTGATGGTAACAGTAGTTCAATTAGCCATTGAATCAATGTAACTTCCAATGATGTAAGCTAAAAGCACTACAGCTAAGACCCACCAATGCTTACCTGTTCTCATAGTCATTCGCTCCCTTCGGATTCTCATGTTCAAGTCTTACCATGTCCTCAATGTCAAGGATTATCTGATAGTCTACGATGTCCCTCATGTCTGGTGGATTGTCGTCCTTGTACCCTTCAAGGTATAAGTCAGTACATCGCACAATCAAGGGCAAAGACTCAATAGACTGTACCTCACAAAGCCCGTACCATTCACAGCCTTTTAGCGTATAGGTGAATTGTTTGATCTTTGTCATTTTGTGAGCTCCTCAGGCACGTCAACGGTTTCGCCCAGCTTGCTGGCCACGTAGCACCTCATGGCGGCGATCAGGATTGTGGGGCCGTAACCAGAAACAGGATTGCCACCTTCGATGCGGCCCCGCCACTGCTCAACGCCCATTTTCACCGTGTCGATTTCCTCACGTTCAATGATCGGCCCACCTTGCGCCCAGTTTGTGGAAGGGTGCCAACTCATTGACGCGGCCCATCCTTTAGCAAGTACTTTTAATTTGCCGTCAAGCTTAAAACCCCAAGTAATGCCATCATACTCAAGATCTGTTATTTCACCCTCACACTTCGCCACCGCCCAATCAATGGCGGCTCTTGTCAGTTCAGACGTTTTAATCTTGGTCATACCAAAGCCTCTTCAATATCATCAAGGTTTAAGGGTGTAGCTTTATGCTGGCCTTTATCAGCCTGCAACGCCTTTGATTGTTCCGTTTGTTGACCGTTGACGAATGGAAAAACCCATCCTCGACTATAGCCTGTGTGGACAGGCCACGGATTACTTGATTTTAATGATTCGATAGTCACATTGTGCCCTTGAGTCTACAGCGTTTACAGCTACTAGCATCCCTTTCAATACTGCTTCAACGATAGCATCATCACTCGATTCAATGACCGTTGAATAGACGCCCCCAGATTCTAAGGCTTTGCCCCAGTTAGGGTAATGATCCATGTTGTAGATTTCAATGATTGTTTTCATGCTTTCACCCTCTTGATTGTAAACAGATTAAGACATTCACCCCTGACCCACTGTGTAGGGTCTACTTCGCCCGTATCAGGGTCTATAAAGGGTGTCTCAGGTGCGTAATCATTGCACTCTAGCCAGTGCTGGCAGACACCACGCTCAGAGGCGCTGAATGCTACTATACCGCTTGATCTGAATTGGACTTCATATCTCATGCTTCCACCTCTTCGATGTAGTGCTTGGAAATCTCATACCAATTGACATCGGACAAGAACGCCATAGCGTAGCCCTGAGCAATACCCTCTGACTGACTCATGATGTGTTCCTCTGCCAAGTCCTTGAACGCTTGAGCGCCCATATCTTGCCAGTTTCCGCCATCAAAGATCTCAAGGTTGACACGCCATGTAGCGTAGTTAGTCCAGCCGTTGTAGGTTGCGTTACTCATGATTAAATACTCCAAGGTTGCCAGTCACTCACTGGTGGGAGCTAGTGCTTTAACGTTGCACTGCATAGGATTCTATCTGGTTAGACAAAACCCTACACGGTACAGGGTCAATCAAGACCCAACTCTTTCAATAATTCATCTGCTGACATCTCATTGACAGACAAGAATTCTAGTTCTCCCGCTACTTCCTTTTCTAGTTGCTTAACCCATACTGTACGTAGTTCGATCTCGCCTTGATTAATTGCTTGACTGAGACGGAGACGTTCGTTAGACAGTCTTAGTTGCAATGCGGATAGATGACCCATGATTCAGACTCCCAAGGCCATCAAGACACCCCAAAGGGCGAATACTGCAAGACAGGCGATTGTGATGATGATGTCCTGAGCTTTTGAGACGTGCTCCGCACTGGGCTTGGATTCTGGTGTGTAGGTGTGATTGTTCATGGTTTGCTTTCAGTGGTGTTGAAGGTTGAAGTGTAAGGACTTGACAGGCCCTCTGCAATAGGTGTTTACCCTTGGTGTGTGATGGCTTGAATGGCTGATGCCTTGGTGGTGAACAACTGACCCAGCTTGATGCCCTTGCCGTAGATCAGAGTGGCTGTCCAGCCCTTGGCTGTCTTGGTGAGCTCATATTGCACCAGTTCGTCTTCCTTGGCGTAACCGCTGATGACGTAGTGGCCAGAGCCGAGGTGTGTGGTCTTCATGGTGTGCATCCTTGTGCGCTGTTGATGGCTCAAGTGTACACCACCTGACGCACTTGTCAAGTACTTTCACACAATCAATTGTAACAGTTTGTAACAGACCTTGGATGGTTTGGCCTGAAGTGATTGGTGGCCTTTGCCGGTGGCTCTGAAGTGTACGTTGTAGGCGCCTACATCATCCCTCACACCTGTGTTTCTGTGCAGTACTGTATCGCTGTACACCTGTGGATAACTCTGTGCATAACCTGTGGATAACTTTAGAGCACTACATTGGTGCATAAGCATAGACTTATATAAGCCTTGACTGATACTTTGATGGGGGGAGGGGTGTGACGTTGGAGTTGAATGTTGCAGGAGCCTCTGACGCACACAAAAAAGGCTATAAAGGAACTTATTAGGGACAGATTAGATCTAGTCACTTAAAGCGCTAAGTAGTTGATCGACAAAGAAAAGATAGACAACTAGACAATCCATAGTGTTTAGATTGTAATGGTGAGCTTGACTGGAGCTTAGAAGTGCAAAGAAGTGTAAAGATTGTAATAAATTGTAACAAGATGAAGAAAAAGCTTGACAAGTACGTCAAAGTATGGTATAATATACGTAATAGATAAATTAAGTAACTAAGAAGGTGATGGACTCTTAAGGACTTAACAGGAATCTGCACAGTTGATACAACGAATGTATAAGTTAAATACTATAAGTAAATTACTTAAATAAGTACTTATAATAAATAACTTACTAAGTTCTTAACTTCTATGTTACTTTAAAGTACTTTAAGTGCATAGATGGTGTCTAAGACAATAGATGTTTTGTCTCCCTAAAAGAAAGGATAAAGACAAATGGACAATGGATTACCTAAACGTAAAGCTGGAAGACCAAAGAAGTCAGAGCTTACAGAAATTAAAGAAAGTAGATCAGTAGGTCGTCCTAAAGGAGAGGCTGCTATCATTAATGAGTATAAGCTACGTATGCTTAACTCGCCTAAGAGTGCTAAGGTCTTAGAGGCCATTTACGATGCAGCTCTTAACGATGAACATAAAGCGCAAGCAGCAGCTTGGAAATTAATTGTGGATCGTATTATACCTGTATCTACTTTTGAAGCTTCTAAACAAGGCGGAGGAGTGCCACAAATCAGCATTAACATAACGGGGTTGTCGTCTCCTACTGTTTCTACTGATGAAAATACTTTTGACATTTCTGATGTGGAGCCCAAAGAATGAAGTATTACACGTACGCTCACTTTACATCCGACACAAAAAAGATATTTTATATTGGAAAAGGAAGCCATCGTCGCGCATGGCAAACCGCAAGCCGAAATAAGTATTGGAAATACACAGTAGCAAAACACGGACGTATAGTTGAAATACTATCCGAGTGGGATACAGAAGCTGAAGCCTTTGAGCATGAAAAGTTTTTGATTGGGTGTTTTGAATCTCAGTTAGTCAACCTGACTGACGGAGGAGAAGGAACTTCAGGTCGTAAGCAAGGAAATGAAGAAAAGCAAAAACGAGCTTTAAAGTTAAAAGGAATTCCTTTGACAGAACAACGTAAAGCTAATATTTCTTCTTCTTTGCAAGGACGAAGCCTTTCTTTAGAACATGCTGAAAAAAGTAGAAATACTTTGGCTATTCTAAGAGAAGAAACAAAAAAGAAAGTTAAGTGCCTTACATCAGGCGTAACATACGCCTCAGTAACAGAAGCAGGTTTAAGCGAAACTGTTGATCCTAGTTCTATTGTTAAAGCCTGCAAAGGAATTTTTAAAAGAGCAGGTAAGAAAGAGTGGACTTATGTCTGAACTTAACTTTGCATTGCTTACTTGGCAACAAGAAGTCTTTAAAGACTCTACCCGATTCAAAGTTGTAGCTGCTGGTCGTCGGTGTGGTAAGTCCCGTCTGTCTGCTGTCACACTGCTTATCGAAGGTTTAAACTGCCCTGAAGGATCAGCAGTGATGTACATTGCTCCTACCCTAGGTCAGGCACGAACAATTATCTGGGACTTACTCCATGAGCTAGGTAGGCCTGTTATCAAGTCTTCCCATATCAATAACCTTGAGATTACACTGATCAACGGTAAGAAGATCCTTGTACGTGGTGCCGACAACCCAGACTCTTTGCGAGGTGTGTCTTTAACCTACGTAGTTATGGACGAATGCGCCTTTATTAAAGAAGATGTATGGCAGAAGATCATTCGAGCTTCTTTGTCTGACAAAAAAGGTAGAGCCTTATTCATCTCCACACCTTCTGGTCGTAACTGGTTCTATGATGTCTTCAAATTAGGACAGGACGGAACAGATGACGAATGGAAGTCATGGCATAAAACTACTGCGGATAACGAAACCATTGATCCTAAAGAAATTGAAGCTGCCAAGCGTACCTTGAGTAGCTTTGCATTCAAGCAAGAATACTTGTCTAGCTTTGATACCGCAGGTTCTGACATCTTCAAGCCTGAGTGGATTAAAGAGGGTGAAGTAACTAAGGATGGTTCTTATGTCATTGCCATTGACTTGGCAGGCTTTGAGAACATCTCAGATGGTTCCCAGAACAAGAAGAGACTGGACGAGACTGCTATTGCAGTGGTTAAGATCGGTACAGATAACAAATGGTATGTTCACAAGATTGAGCATGGACGGTGGGATATTAAAGACACCTGCATGAGGATCTTAAAGAACATTAAAGAGTATCAGCCTATTCAGATTGGTATTGAGCGAGGCACAGCCATGAACGCTGTTATGGGTGTGTTGCAGGACATGATGCGCCAGTACAACACCTTTGCTCATATTCAGACACTTACTCACGGTAACAAGAAGAAGACTGATCGTGTTGTCTGGGCATTACAAGGACGCTTTGAACACGGTCACATTATCCTTAATGAGGATGAAGACTTTGAAGAGTTCAAAGACCAACTGATAATGTTTCCCACTAAGGGTGTGCATGACGACTTAGTAGACGCTTTAGCTTATGTCGAGCAGATGGCTATTGGTTCTTTTCTGCCTGATTTTGAAGAAGAAGAATACGAAGTATACGATCCTATTTCCGCTTATTGACACCCTTTGATGGGCTTTCGACACGTTACAGGTGCGTGTGTCAAAACACCTGCTTTCTCTCGAAAGGAGATCAAAATGAAAGAATGTAGCAAATGCGGTGATGTTAAGGACTTCACGGAATTCCACAAGAATTCATGCAACAAAGATGGTTACAATTATCAATGTAAAGAATGCAGAAAAGAAGGATGTGCTTCTTACTACGCTTCTTTGCCTGCCGACACCAAAAATGTCCGTAATGAATTTAAAAAGCAATGGGTAGAAAAGAATAAACAATATGTTTTAGACTATGCTGCCCAGTATGCTCAATCAAATAAAGCACGTAGATGTGCCGCACAGAAAAAGAGAGAAGCAGCTAAGAAGCAACGTATGCCTTCTTGGTTGACTGAAGAGGATTTAGTGCGAATTCTTTGCTACTATCAAGTAGCAGCAATGCGTAATAAAGAGACAGATATTACTTGGCATGTTGATCACATTGTGCCGCTACAAGGTAAAAACGTATCTGGATTACATGTACCATGGAATTTAGCAGTAATTCCTGCATCTGAAAATCTTAGAAAGCACAACAAACATGAGTGAAAACTTGGAACAAAACCAATTTGATGAACCCACGGAATCCGATAAAGAAATAGTTGACTGGGTAGTTAGTCATACAGATTCTTGGAGAGACTGGAGAGATCAAAATTATTTGGATAACTGGTTGCAGTATGAGCGTATCTTCCGTGGCGTATGGGCTGCTGAAGATAAGACTCGTGAGAGTGAGCGTAGCCGTATCATCTCCCCTGCTACTCAGCAAGCTATCGAGACTCGTCACGCTGAGATCATGGAAGCTATCTTCGGTCAAGGTGACTTCTTTGACATCAAAGATGACATTATGGACGTTAACGGCAATCCCTTGGATGTCGAAGAGATCAAGCTAAAGCTTAACGAAGACTTTGCCCGTGACAAGATTAAGAAAGCTATTGACCAGATTGAGTTGATGGCTGAGATCTACGGCACTGGTATCGGTGAAATCATCGTCAAGACCGAGAAAGAGTACGCTCCTGCAACTCAGGCTATTCCCGGCGTTGTTGGTCAAGCTGCTATTGGCGTTTCTGAGAAAGATCGTACAGCAGTTAAATTGGTTCCTGTCAATCCTAAGAATTTCTTGGTTGATCCTAATGCTACATCCTTGGATGACGCTATGGGTTGTGCCATTGAAAAGTTTGTGTCTGTTCACAAAGTTGTGGAAGGCATGGAAAGCGGTATCTACCGTAAGATTGACTTGGGCTTAGACGCTCCTGATGACGACTTAGAACCCACTGATGACCTGACTAACTACCTTGAAGGTAAGGTTCGTCTGTTGACTTACTATGGTCTGGTTCCTCGTGAGTACTTGGAACAACTGGAGAACGAAGAAGAGGTTGCTGACCTGTTTCCTGAAGACTCTTTGTCTGACGATTACTCTGACTTGGTGGAAGCCATTATCGTTATTGCTAACGGTAGCAAACTTCTGAAAGCTGAAGAGAATCCCTACATGATGAAGGATCGTCCTGTCATGTTGTATCAGGATGACACAGTACCCGGTCGTGTGTTTGGTCGTGGAACGGCTGAGAAGGCCTACAATATGCAGAAAGCCATTGATGGTAGCCTGCGTATGGATATGGACTCTCGCGCCCTTACAAGCGCTCCTATGATGGCTATGGATGCTACTCGCTTACCTCGTGGAGCTAAGTTTGAAGTACGTCCCGGTAAGTCATTCCTGACGAATGGTGATCCTAACCAGATTATGATGCCTTTGAAGTTCGGTGTTCACGATCCAGCTTCGGTGCAGGCTTCACAGAACTATGAACGTCTGCTGTTGCAAGCTACAGGTACTGTTGACAGTGCAGGTATGCCTTCAGCAGCTCCTCGAGACGCTGGCGCTGGTGGTATGTCTATGGCTATGGCAGGTATCATCAAGAAGTACAAACGTACCTTGAGTAACTTCCAAGAAGACTTCCTGATTCCTTTCATTAACAAAGCTGCATGGCGCTATATGCAGTTTGATTCCGAGCGTTATCCTTCTGCTGATGTGAAATTTATTCCAACAGCTACCTTGGGTATCTTGGCTCGTGAGTTTGAACAGCAACAGTTCATTGCCTTGTTGCAGACATTAGGCCCTAACACTCCTGTGTTGCCCCTGATCCTTAAAGGTATCTTGGGTAATAGCTCTTTGAGCAACCGTATGGAGTTGATTGCAGCCTTGGATCAGATGAGTCAGCCTAATCCTGAAGCTCAAGCACAAGCTCAGATGCAACAACAAGCTGTCATGGCTAAATTGCAAGCTGATTTGGCAGTTGCTCAGGCTCAGGCACAGAAATATCAGGCAGAAGCTCAACAAACAATGGTTGAAACTCAGTTAATGCCTGAAGAATTGCGTGTTAAAGTTGTTCAGGCGGCTTCTACTAACCTAGATAACGGCGATGACTTTGACAAGCGCTTGAAGTTGGCTGATTTGATGCTTAAAGAAAAAGATATTGACTCTAATGAGCGTATCGCTTTAGCTCAAATGAAGTCAAAACAGGCTGAAAACTCAACTTTTCAATCTTTAATGAAGGACACAGCTAATGGCTGACACTAATTTGCTTGTTCTCGCTCGGGAATTTAAGAAACTTCGCACTGATGTCAAAGAAGTTCTTCAAATGCCGGTAGGCCCACGAGGTTTGCAAGGTGAGAAGGGCGAAAAAGGTGATAAAGGTGATGCTGGCCTTGCCGGTCGAGATGGAAAAGATGGTATTAATGGCAAAGACGGTATAAATGGTCTTGATGGCGTTAACGGTAAAGATGGTATTGACGGAGAAGACGGTAAAGACGGTGTAAGTGTTACAGATGCCTACATCGACTTTGACGGCTCACTGGTATTGAAGCTTTCCAACGGGAATGAGATCAATGCTGGTGAGGTTTCTTCTGAGCAAGCTGCTAGTGTTTATGCTACGTTGAAGAATGGAGCAGCTTCGCTTAATGAACTGCTTCCTTCTCAAACAGGCAACTCAGGTAAGTACTTGACAACTAATGGTACTAATGCTTCTTGGGCAGCTGTTTCAACAGGTTCTATGGTTTATCCCGCAGCAGGTATTGCTGTAAGCTCAGGGACTGCTTGGAACGGATCGTTAACAGCCCCTTCTGGTACTCTTGTTGGTACTACAGATACACAGACATTAACAAATAAAACATTTACCAACCCAACAGTTACTAACTATACAGAAACTCAAAACACAGCTAATACAGGTTCTGCTATTACGCTTAACCTAACTGATGGAACAGTTGAGAATCTGACACTAACTGCGGGTACTACCATTACAATGCCTACGGCTGCTGCTGGCAAGTCATTTATTGTCTATTTAAAAACAGGCACAGGTGGTTTTTCTGTTACTTGGTCTACTGTTAAATGGCCTTCTGGCGCTGCTCCTACAGTGACTTCCACGGCTTCACGTATGGATATTTATTCATTTTTTAGTGATGGCACTAACTGGTACGGAACTACAGTAGGCCAAAACTACACACCTTGAGGTAATTAAATGTTTGCTGCTTCTAAGACTGCTGCTGCTGCCGCTGGTGCTCCTCCGGCATCTACCGATCCTCAGTTCAACTATGTCTCTTTGCTGTTGAACGACACAGGAACCAACGGTCAGCAGAACAACACGTTCTTGGACAGCAGCTCCAACAACTTCACCATCACCCGCAACGGTACGCCTACGCAGGGTTCTGTGACTCCGTACTGGCCTGATGGTCAGTGGAGTAATTACTTTAGTGGGTCAACGCAGTATTTGTCGTTTCCGGGAACCGTAAACCAAAACTTGATTGGCAATGGCAACTTTACTATTGAGTGTTGGGCTTACTCAACGGGAACGTCATTTAACCAGACATTGATGACCCATACTGATTTAAGTTCCGGTCGAGGTTATGGATGGAACTTGCGTTTTGAAAGCAACTACAACATAAAATTTTATGTTGGTAGCGGAACTGCTGGTTCTGATAATGAATTTTTGACTGCTACTAGCACCGGAATTACATCAAACACATGGAATCACATTGCAATTGTTCGCAACGGTGCAATGGTGTATGTGTATGTTAACGGCGTTCAAAAAGGTAGCGCTGCAATGCCTGCCGTATATGATCTCACGGGGCGTGTTTCTGCACAAATTGCTCAGCGCGGAACTTCTTTGCCAGAGCCATTCCCCGGATATATTTCAAATGCCCGTATTGTCAATGGCACAGCCCTCTACACCAGCAACTTCACACCCTCAACCACACCTCTGACAGCAGTAAGCGGAACATCCCTGCTGACTTGCCAGAGCAACCGCTTCAAAGACAACAGCAGCAACAACTTTGCTATCACTGTTACAGGGACTCCAACGGTTCAGGCTTTTGATCCATTCAGCCCTGCTTCGAGCTATGGTGTGAGTAATGGGGGGAGTGGTTTCTTTAACGGAACAACGGACTACCTGACAACATCTGGGGGTCAGACTTTTTCAGGGGACTTTACTATTGAAGGGTGGGTGTACCTGACCAATTTACCGACATTCAGTATGTTACTTGGCGAAACGGATTTCCCATCGTATGTTGGTATAAAACCAACCGCCATTGAAGTGGGGTTTGCTCGTAGTAGCAATTACCCAAACTGGAATTTCACATTTGTCAGGAACACTTGGTATCACATTGCAATCTCCAGACAAAGCGGGACTGTTCGCTGTTTCTTAAATGGGCAACAATTAACTTTGTCCTCTGGAAGCGCAACGGATACATCAACACTTTCGGATGGTGCTCTTGCAATTGGTCGGTACAGTTACAGCCCGTTTTACTATTTCCCAGGCTACATTTCAAACCTGCGAATTGTTAACGGCACTGCCGTCTATACCGCAGCCTTTACCCCTCCAACATCACCTGTCACAGCAATCACAGGCACATCCCTGCTGCTGAACTGCACCAACGCTGGTATCTACGATGCTGCTACGTTGAATGATCTGGTGACTGTGGGTGATGCCAAGGTGTCCACGGCTCAGGCTAAGTTCGGTAGTAGCTCGATGGCATTTGACGGGACTGGGGACTGGCTTACATTTGTTGATTCACCTGCAAATCAGTTTGGTACAGGTAATTTTACAATTGAAGGATGGGTGTATTTGTCTACAACAGGTACTGCAAAATATATTGCAGCCAAAGGCACATCGACAACTGGGTGGGCGCTAGGTGTCAACTCAAGCAACCAAATCGTCTTCAACTACACATCCAGTACCTTGACTGGCTCTACAGCACTGTCATCAGGTCAGTGGTATCACATTGCTGTTGTGCGTAACGGCACTGCAACGGGTAACGTAAAAATTTATCTAAGTGGTACATCTGATGCTACAAGCGGTGGAGCGATCAACGACAACTTCAACCAGACAAGTATTGGTTATGTAGGCGCTGACCGAACTGGTACAAATGCAATGAACGGCTACCTTGACGATCTCCGCATCACCAAAGGCTACGCTCGTTACACTGCCAACTTCACACCACCAACAGCACCCTTCCCAACGAGGTAATACATGCTAATTGCAAAAGTAACTGACACAGGCATTGATATTGCCGACCACACTTCCATGCTGCCTAACACCTCTTTCGGTGCTGGTGGCCCTACCTTGGCTCAGATCGAGGAACTAGGCTACCTTCAGGTAACTGTGTGGAAGCCCTATGACCATGCAACCGAAAAACTCGTGGCTTGCCCTGCCTATGTTGAGGACAACCAAGTCTTCACCATTACGGTAGAGCCTAAGACGAAAGAGGAACTGGACGCAGATGCTGCTTCTGTCCTTGCTGCCACCAAAGCTGCTCGTGCTGAGGCATATCGTGTTGAGTCTGATCCTTTGTTCTTCAAAGCCCAACGCGGTGAAGCAACAATGGATGAGTGGCTTGCCAAAGTCGAAGAAATCAAGCAGCGATTTGAATAATAATTAATCTCTTAATATATTTGAAAGGATAAGTCAAATGACCCCTGAACTACAGCAATATTATGAGGAAACTTTCTCAATGATGTCTACCGAAGGGTGGAAATATTTTATTGAGGATTTTAACAAGTTAAAAAAGGAACTAGAAAATATCCGCACGGTCAAAGACGCACAATCTTTATCTTATCGTCAGGGCCAGCTGGATATTCTAGATCTTATTTTAAACCGCAAGAAGACTTGTGAAGATATTTACGATCAACTACAGCAGGAGGAACAGTAATGCGCCGAATGTTTGAATTTGTTTGTGAAGATGGACACATCTCTGAAGCATTAGTTGATGAAACCATTAGAGAACTCGCTTGTCGAGCCTGTGGTAAGCACTCAACAAGAATTGTTTCCGCTGTCAATATGAAGTTGGAAGGCATCACAGGTGCTTTTCCTTCGGCATATGACGCATGGGAACGTAAACGAAGTGAGAAACTGGCGCAAGAGAGGAAAACCTCCTACGCTGTTCCAGATTAACCTCATTTCATCTTAACGGGTAAGTACTGAGTAATCAGTATTCACATTTCATAGTCCTATAATCTCGATAGAGACAGGAGAAAGACAGTATGGCACTTATTGACAACGAATCGTTAGACGGTAACGAGATCACAGAAGAAGAGATTTCTACTTTTGAGACTCCTCCCAAAGAGGAACAAACTCAACAGACAGAAAGTGTAATTGATAAGATTATTCCTGATAAATACAAGAACAAGTCCTTAGAGGATATTGTCAAAATGCACCAAGAAGCTGAAAAGATGATTGGTAAGCAAGCACAGGAAGTTCATGAAGTACGCTCTTTAGCAGATCAACTCCTTAAACGGCAACTCGAAGCTGATAATGCACCTAGTGTTGAAAGTGCGCCCGAAGTAGATTTCTTTGAGAACCCTCAAGATTCTATTAAACGTGCAATTGAGAACAATCCCGCAGTTCTAGAAGCTAAGCAAGCTAACCTTGAGCTTAAACGGATGAAGACAGCACAGCAATTAGCTGCTAAACACCCTGACATGAGTACCATTGCACAAGACAGTGGATTTCAGGAGTGGGTGAAGGCTAGTCCAGTGCGTATGAGTCTGTATGCAAAGGCTGATGCTGAATTTGACTTCAGTTCGGCTGATGAACTCTTGAGCACTTATAAGGAACTTAAGCAAGTTCGCAACAACAACGTACAAGAAGCCGGTAAACAACAGAAAGCACAAGCCTTGAAGGCCGCTGGTGTTGATTCAGGTGGTTCTGGCGAAGTTGCAAAGAAAGTATATCGTCGTGCGGATTTAATCCGTCTTAAAATGACCGATCCAGATCGTTATGAGTTGCTCCAACCTGAAATTATGAGCGCTTATGCCGAAGGTCGAGTCAAATAAATCTTTTAATTGAAATTATAGGAGTATTCAAATGCCTTTAGGTACCTCTCACGTTACAGTCACCACCGCAGCTAACTTCATCCCTGAAGTGTGGAGTGACGAAATTGTTGCATCTTACAAAAAGAATCTGGTTCTGGCTAACCTGATCAAGAAAATGAGCTTTAAGGGCAAGAAAGGTGACACCGTTCACATTCCTTCGCCTACCCGTGGCTCTGCTTCTGCCAAAACTGCTGGTAACCAAGTTAACCTTATCGCTGCCACCGAAGGTGAAGTGCAGGTCGCTATCAACCAACACTATGAGTACAGCCGTCTGATCGAAGACATCGTTGAAGCTCAAGCTCTGGCTTCGCTGCGTGGCTTCTACACTGAAGACGCTGGCTACGCTCTGGCTCGTCAAGTGGACACTGCTTTGGTGCAGTTGGGCCGTGGCGCTCGTGGTGGTAACTCTGCCAACCAAGCCTACACTGGCGGTATCATCGGTTCTACCGGCGCTGCTTACACTTCTGGCACTTCTAACGCTGCTGCTATCGCTGACGCTGGTATCCGTAAGGCTATTCAGATCCTCGATGACCAAGACGTTCCTATGGATGGCCGTTCGCTGATCGTTCCTCCTACAGCTCGTAACTCGATGTTGGGTATCGCTCGTTTCACTGAGCAAGCCTTCAAAGGTACTGGCTCTACCTTGATGAACGGCGAGTTCGGTGACATCTATGGCGTTAAAGTGTATGTGTCTACCAACTGCGATACCGCTGCTGGCAACACTTCCACTGACCGTGTGGCCTTGATGATCCAGCGTGACTGGGCTGTCTTGGTTGAGCAAATCGGTGTGCGTAGCCAGACTCAGTACAAACAAGAATACCTCGGTACTCTGTTCACTGCTGACACTCTGTACGGCGCTGCTGAACTGCGTGACGGTTCTTGTGTTCCTTTGGTTGTGCCAGCGTAAGCGAACAGCATAATCATAGTGATGTGACTAAGGGGAGCCCTTCGGGGCTTCCTTTTTTAAGTACATTATAAAGTGTTCTTAAAGAAGGAATAAATTAACATGGCTAAATTTCAAATGGTGGATTCTAAGAATCCTAACACAATCGCAGATGTTTCTTCTGTGGTAGACATTGACAGCTTCCGTCGAGACCAGAACTGGTATGAGATTATTGAGGAAGAAGTTAAAAAGCCTGCAAAGGCGGTTAAACAATCTAAACTTGAAAAGGATGAATAATAATGGCTACTAAGAAACCCAAAAAGACTAAAGAAGAAAAGGTTATGCATGAGTACAAAGAAGGTACTTTGCATAGTGGTAAAGGCGGCCCTGTTGTGACTGATCGTAAGCAAGCTATTGCTATCGCTCTGTCTGAAGCAGGAAAAGCTAAACCTAAGAAGAAAGCTAAATAATTATGGCCTTGCCAACTTACCTAGAACTGGTCAATGATATTCTTGTCCGTATGCGCGAACCTGAAGTCACCACTGTCCAAGAAAACGTACTCTCTAAGCTCATTGGTAAGTTGGTCAATGATGCCAAAAGACAAGTAGAGGATGCTTATAAGTGGTCTGCATTGATCACTGATATTACTGTTTCCACTGCTGCCGACACAGCTACCTATACTGTTACAGGTTCAGGTTCTCGTTATAAAGTCAGTGAGCTGCACAATACCACTAAGTATATTGGATTAAGTCCTATCTCCTTAGCTCGTTATAACCTTTGGAGTGGGTCTTCTGCTTCTCCTCAACGTAGTTCCCCTACTTACTATTGCTTTAACGGTATTGATTCAGCAGGGGACGCTAAGGTTATGTTGTGGCCTGTCCCTGATGCTGTGTACAATATTAATGTTCAGTTATATGTTCCTCAAGATGCTCTGGCAAGTGATAGCGATACTTTAAAAGTTCCTTCTGAGCCTGTTATTCTTGGTGCTTTTGCTCGTGCTCTGGTTGAGCGAGGCGAAGATGGTGGTTTAAATAGTTCGGAGGCCTATGGTCTTTATAAAGCATCCTTGGCTGACGCTATTGCTATTGAATCTAGCCGCTTTATTGAGGAAGATGCTTGGGAGGCTATCTAAGATGAGCCAGCAAATCCAAACATTTTCAATTACGGCTCCGGGCTTTTATGGTCTAAACACTCAAGATAGTTCACTTGATTTAGCTTCTGGTTTTGCTCTGGTAGCTAACAACTGTGTTATTGACCAGTATGGCCGTGTAGGTGCTCGTAAGGGATGGGCTAAGTTAAACTCTTCCTTGAACACTGACATTGGAACTAATGATATTAAATCTATCACTGAGTTAGTTGCCAATGATGGTACATCTTATGTTCTGCTTACTGCTGACGGTAAAGTCCTCAAGCAGAATGGCGGAACATTAGTTACTTTGACCTATGGTGGTGGCGGAACAGCTCCTACAATTACAGATAGCAATTATCAGTGGGCCTTCATTAACGGATACGCTGTAGCTTATCAGCAAGGACATGATCCTTTGATCTTTGATCCTGCCACATCTACCACTTCGTATAAGCGTATTTCTGAACACGTAGGCTACTCTGGTACTGTGCAGAACGCTGATTGTGTTATTGCTGCTTATGGCCGTACATGGAGTGCTCATACCACTACCGACCATCAAACAGTACAGTGGTCTGATTTGAAGTCTCCTTTTAAGTTCAACGGAGGTACATCAGGTACGTTGGATACGCATACAGTATGGCCTAAAGGCTCTGATGGTATCACTGCTTTAGCGGCCCACAACGGATTCTTGTATATCTTCGGTAGCAACAACATCCTGATTTATCAAGGTGCTACTAATCCTGCCACGATGTCTTTATACGATGTTGTTACGGGTATTGGTTGTATTGCTCGTGATTCGGTGGCTAACACAGGTACAGACATCATCTTCTTGTCTAGCACAGGTGTTCGGAGCTTGATGCGTACTATCCAAGAGAAGTCTGCTCCTATGCGTGACTTGTCTAAGAATGTACGTAATGACCTTATCAGTGCCGCTGCTGGTGAAGTTAAAGCCACAATTAAAGGGGTTTATTCACCTATTGATGGTTTTTACTTGCTGACAATGCCAATCCTTAAAACAGTCTACTGCTTTGACTTGAAGGCTACGTTGCAGGATGGTTCTGCTCGTGTTACAACATGGGATAGCATGGAGCCTAAGAGCTTTTGTCGTAAGTCTGATGGTACGTTATTGATTGGAAAGTCTGGCTATCTTGGTCAATACACAGGGTATTTAGATAGTACTTCTACGTATCGCTTCCAATACTTTACCAATCATACTGATTTAGGCCAACCTTCTGTTACCTCTGTATTAAAGAAACTTTCAGTTGTGGTGATTGGAGGAACTGATCAATACGTGACTATGAAGTGGGGATACGACTTCAAAGGAAATTATTACGCGCAGAACGTAAATATCCCTAGTCAAGGGGTCGCATATTTTGGCGTAAACGAGTATAATACTGATGCGTCTATTTACTCTAATGGCACAGCATTACAAACTTTAGTTGCTTACCCCACAGGTTCAGGTAAAGTTATTCAAACTGGATATGAGGCAGACATTAATGGAGCTGCTTTAAGTATTCAAAAGATTGAGATTCAAGCAAAGAACGGGAAGATTGTATAATGTCAAATTACACCAAGAGTACTAACTTTACAAGTAAGGATTCCCTTGCCACTGGAAATCCTTTAAAGATTATTAAAGGCGCTGAATTTGATACTGAATTTAACAGTATTCAAACGGCTGTGGCTACCAAAGCTGATACCGCAAGTCCTACTTTAACAGGTACGCCATTAGCCCCTACAGCAGCAACAGGAACCAACACTACTCAAATTGCTACTACTGCTTTTGTGAATGCTACTGTAGCTGCGCTGTTTGTTAATATAAAAGATTTTGGGGCTGTCGGTAATGATTCTACTGATGACACAACTGCTATTCAAAACGCAATCAACTCAGCGGTAAGTACAAATAAGTCTTTGTATATTCCAGCAGGTACTTATAAAATTACCGCTAGTCTTACAATTAGTGATGAAATTGTAATGTATGGCGATGGTAATCAACAGTCCATTTTAAAACTGTACACCAGTTCTTCATCTACTTTTGCAATTGTTTGCGATCTTCCCGATAACTCTAGTGTTGTTGGTTTAGACATTAGCAACATCGGCATTACAGGAAACGGCGGAGCAGCCAGTGGTGGAGGTATCTATTGGGCAACTACTGCAACTAATAGTGCTTTTAGTCAATCATCCATTCATGATGTGTACATTAAAAATGTAACTACAGGCGTTAGTTTGAATGGTGTTGTGTATATGTGTGACTTTTCACGTATTACGGTTACAGGTGTAGCTTCCTACGGTTGGAAAAGCGTTCCTATCTCTGGTCAGATTATCTATAATAAGTTTAATAACTTGGAAGTTACAGGCGTTGCCAGTAGCGCATACGCGTATTACATGGATGCTCCTTCTTGCCATTTCAATAACCTGACTGCTGACGGATGCGCTGATTTTACTGGTGCATATGTTTGTATTGATGGTTATGCTATTGAAGGAGTTTATGCCGCTACTGCTGCTTCCACATATGCAATCAAATGCACTCAAGTAATGTCTGTGCGTAACGTGGACATTATCAATGTGCCCACTGCAAAATGTGCTTACGGTCTGTCAATCGAAAGCCCAAACTTTATATTAAGCGGTGTCCGAGTGCCTGATTCTGGTGCAGGCAACCAACCCAACAATATCTTAAATCTGTATTCTGGCAACAACGGTACGATTTCCGGAATCCAGTGCGACCGCGCTGTGATCAACAAACTTGAATCGTATTTGTCGGATACCATTTTGAACGGCTTTGTGTTTACAAGCTGTGAGGATGTCACGAATCGCGGTTTGTCGTATGCACAAGGAACTTGGACTCCAACGTTTCCTACAAATTGGACAACTTCTCCTTCTGTTATTTCTGCACAGTATACAAAGATTGGACGTCAAGTAACTGCTACCATCTATGCTACTGATGGTGTGTGCCTTGCAAATGCTGTAATTGGTGGTCTTCCCTATACTTCTAATGCAACACAAGGCTCTGGAGCTGCTGGTGGTAATAGTGATTCAACAGAAAGTATCAGCGGTAGCATTACTCCTGCTTCTACTTCTATCAGTAATATTCCTGCAAGAACACTGACTGGTAACTACTGGCAGATTACAGCCACATACTTTGTGTAAAAGATTGTTTAAATATGAAAACACCTGTAATAAATTCACTTGATTACATTGTCTATTTTGAATATAGTTTCAATATGACATTCATTCATTGTACTTGTTACAGGTGGTCTAAATCGGTTAAGCACCAATTAAAAGCAGACTTTGATAAGCTAGTAGAAATACATAGAAGCCCAATCTTTGCTATCCATGAAATTAATGACAGTAAACATTTAAAGTTTTTAGACATGATGGATTTTAAATACCACAGTGACTTTGTAGGCGCTGATGGACAAACAAGACAACTATTTGTGAGGATTAAATAATGGGTATCGAAGCTGCTCTCATTGGTGGAGGCTTGGGCCTCTTAGGTTCTTCTATGCAGGCAGACGCAGCCCAAGGCGCTGCACAGTCTAACGTAGAAGCTGCTCGTATCGCTGCTGAAGCTCAGAAGTTCCGTCCTGTTGGTGTGACCACTCGCTTTGGTACTTCTCAGTTTACCACAGATGCTAACGGTAACGTCACCAATGCAGGCTACAATGTAGCTCCTGACATTGCTGCAATGCGTGATCGTCTGTTCTCTCAAGCGGGTGGTCAAGGCTTTCAGACTGCTGAACAAGCTCAAGCTGCACAGCAAGGCTTATTCAACCTTGGTAATCAGTATCTGGCTCAGTCTCCTGAAGCTGCTGCACAGCAGTGGATGGCTTCTCAGCAGGCATTGTTAGCTCCTAGCCGTGAACAATCTCTTGCACAGTTGCGTACAGGTTTGTTTAACTCTGGCCGTGAAGGTTTGTCTATCGCTCAAGGCGGTAACTTGCAAGCTACTAACCCTGAACTGGCTGCTTTTGCTAATGCTCAGGCGATGCAGGACTTGCAACTGGCTTCTCGGGCTCAGCAGCAAGGCCGTGCTCAGACTCAGTTCGGTGCTGGCTTGTTCGGTACTGGCTTGGATATTGCTACTGCTGGTTACAACCCTCTGAAGACTCAGTTTGGTTTAGGTCAGACAATGGAATCTGCTGGTCAAGGTGCTTTGGACTTAGGCGTGAACATCGGTGGCCGTACCACTCAAGGTGCTGCTAACGCTGCCAACACTATCTACAATGCTCAGACTGCCGCCAATGCTGCCAATGCTTATAGCCCCTTCGGTGCTGCTTTGCAAGGCGCTGCTGGCAATCAACAACTGATGCGAGGTATCGGTAACTGGATGGGTGGTGGTTCTGCTGGTGCCTTCCAAGCTGACCCTAATGCTTATGCCTTTGGCACACAATCTTGGGAGTAATTATGGCTGAAGTTATGAATAGTTTATTCGGGGTTACTCCAGAGTCTTTGATGGCTCAACGTGAAGCTGCATTGGCTCAGCAGGCTCAGAACTTTGCACAGTTGAGCCCTATGCAGGCTGCTCAGGCAGGCTTCTACACCGCAGGTAATCGCTTGGCAGGAGCTGCTGGCGGCTTGCTTGGTGCTCAAGATCCTGAGATGATGCGTATTCAGCAGCGTCAACAGATACTGCAAGGTCTTGATCTT